CATCATCTTCTGAATCTTCAGCATTACCATGAACACCATCATCATCTTCTGAATCTTCAGCATTACCAGGAACACCATCATCATCTTCTGAATCACTATTAGCATCTAGATGTACATCTTCTTCTGAATCTTCATCAGTATCAGTATCATCTTCTTCATCATTTTCTAGTGGAATTTGAGTATTAGTAATATTAATCTCTCCTCCTCCTGTAATATCAGTTAATTCATTAATAATTTTATTTAAAGGAATAAAAGATCTTATAGCATTTTTAATGCAAGTTTTAGTTATTTTTTCAATAACATTAATGTTATTTTGTCTTTCAATAGATGATACTTTTTTATAAAATAAAACTGGATTTTTCCAAAATGTATTAGATGCTAATATACATACTTTATATAAAAATTCATACCATTCAGGAATATATACTTTTAATGATTTAATAATAGATTTATGTTCAATAATTTTAATTTTAATACTTTTAGAAATAATTTCAGATAATAATTTTAACATATATTGAGGTGTTGCATGATCTTCTTCAATTAATTTATGAATAGTATTCATTTTACCATCTTGTTTTTGTTTATTCCATTTTGTTAATAATACTAATTCATTTTGAAATTCTTTTAATGAACTGCAATTATTTGCAATATTAACAAAGAACTTACAAATAGGTATAGTAGAAATATCAGTTAAATGTTCTAAATATTCATTCTTGTTTTCTACCAAAACATCAAGTTTATCAGCCATAATCTTATTTAATGAAAAATATAATTGAAATATATAATTATTCGCACATAAATATATCAAATACATTATTATTTTTAAGTTTAACTAGAGCAATGCGTAAATACATAACATCAAACATTGAATTATGTGCATTTGGTAGTTCTTTAAGATAACTATTATTTGCGTAATTATATAATTCCAACAACTTGGGATATTTTTTATTAGGACAAACAAAATGTCTAGTTTTTTTCATAGAACAGATTAACTTCAGTAAATTAATTTTATTAATAATATCAGTAAATCCAAATCTATATAATTCGCTCATTAAAATGAAATAGTCAAATTGTAAATTATGTGCTATAATTCTAGAACAAATATTAAGATCTTCAGTAAATATATCACAAAACTGAGTCATACTAATACCCTCTTTTTCTAATAAATCTTTTGTAATATTATGAAATTGAGAATTACTAACGGTATCTACTTCATTAATATAAAAGCTTCTTGTAGCAATAACATTTAAAGTGGTATCTAATATTTCATAACTAATTTGTATCATTCTAGCATTATTATATTTAGAAGTATTTGTATAATGATAGTAATTATTTGAAGAATCTTTAGGTATCAAACCTGTAGTTTCAGTATCAAATATAATATACATTTATTATTATTATATTAATGAAATCATTTTTAAATACTAGGAATCCAAGTCCATTTCAGCTCTTTACATATTTTCTTAAAAACTTCTTCATTTTGAGCTATTTTTTGTCTACTTTTGAGTAAAGGAAATAAAGCAAGGTATTCCGGCATATCTAAAATTAAAAAGAATTTATGTAAAATGTAAGAATATGAAATAAAGTTTAATCTATTAGCAGGTGCATATTTAATAAATAAAGGTTGTGTTTGCATAAACATATTAGATAGATTTTGTTCTAATTCTGGTGAAAATTGAGGTGGTGGAATACCATTAATTCTATTAATAATATATGCAGTATGTTCGTAATATTTATGTGTTCTTAATTTTTTTAATATTGTTCTCATAAATTTAGGTGTAAGTTTAGTTGTATCAGTAATTTTCTCTTTTTTAAGTTCATTTAGTATTTTTTCAAATACTTCGTTTGGTATATCAGTGCTTTCTTTCCCTTGTATTTGTGATATCCATTCTCTAAAATGATTAATACGTTTATAACTATAATGAATACCGTCTTTCTTATCATATAACATTATAGGTCTATTTTGTTCTGCTAATAAAACATCTTGATAACCACAACTTAAACATACTATTAATGCTTCTTGAACTAAATTAGTCATTTCGTTATTACAATTAATACATTTAGAGTTAGTAAATTCACCATTCATATGATTAATGTATTTATTGTCAGTTATTGCTAAATATTCATTAACTAATTTAGATTTATCTTTATACTCTCCTATTGAATTGCTATTATCCATTTCAATATTAAGTGCTTCTAAAATTGTGTATTTTTTAGGATTAACTTGTTTAACACCTACATTTTGATTAACTATATCATAATAATTAAACAATATTTCTCCAACATTTTCGTAATAATCAAGTTCATTTTCACTATTAAGTTTATCTAACTCCTTTGTATAATCTTTAATTTGTTCTTTAATTTCAACGTTAGATAACCAAGAAATGTCTGTCATTGCTATGATATTCAATTTATTAATCTGTTCAGTTATTTCTTCAATTCTTTTATTTTTAACTTCAAATTTTTTTATGCTATTAATATGAATATCATCTAGGGTTGAGATTTCTTTAGTATTATCTACAACGTGTATTCTTTTCTTACTACATCTTTCTTTCATCATATTAATTACTTTTTGCAAGTTAATTTTTTATATGCTTAATAATTAAAATGGGTGGTGGATTATTACAGTTAGTTGCTTATGGAGCACAAGATGTATATTTAACAGGAAATCCTCAAATTACTTTTTTTAAAGTAGTATATCGTCGTCATACTAATTTCTCAATAGAATCTATACAACAATCAATTAACGGAAAGTTTGATTGGGGTAATCGTGTTACTTGTCAAATATCCCGTAATGGTGATCTAGTTCATAAAATGTATGTAGAAGTAGAATTAGAAAAATTAAAAGACGGAGATGCTATATATAATATTCTTACTGAAGATTTAGATCGTTATGTTAATTTTATAGGTCATCGTTTATTGAAATCAGTTGAAGTTGAAATTGGTGGTCAAAAGATTGATAAACAATATTCACATTGGATGTATATTTGGAATGAGTTATCATTACCTGTTGGAAAAATGGATGGTTACCAAGAAATGATCGGTGCAGATACTGATATGACAAGTTTTAAGGATAATAAAGTATATATTCCTTTAGAGTTTTGGTTTTGTCGTAATATTGGTTTAGCATTACCACTAATTGCTCTTCAATATCACGAAGTAAAAATAAATATAGAAATAGAAACATTTAAGAATTGCACTTATAATGGAACTGCTTATGTTAAAAATGCAGATGTTCAAATTGCTAATATTAACTCAATTAAAAATGCGACTATTTGGTGTGATTACATATTCTTAGATACTGATGAACGTAAAAGATTTGCTCAATTATCACACGAATATTTAATAGAACAAGTGCAAATGAATGAAAATACGCTTTCAGGAACAAACGAACAAAGTATTGCTTTAGTTATGAATCACCCTGTTAAAGAAATTATATGGACTATCAATGATACTGAAAAAGCAACTGAACAAAATCAATGGTATAATTATACTGATAATGAATTATTTGTAGGAACTAATATTGACGCAATCGAACAATTTGGCGATAAATCAAATCTAAAACTTCAAAATACCTTATTTGGTATAGATCCGGATGGCAACAATTCAATTACTTCAGCTAATTTACAATTAAATGGCAATGATCGTTTTGCTAAAAGGAATGGAGAGTATTTCTCGTTAGTTCAACCATACCAACATCACACAAATATACCAACTAATGCTGGTATAAATGTATATTCATTTGCATTAAAACCTGAAGAACATCAACCATCAGGAACATTAAATATGTCAAGAATTGATACGGCTAAATTAGTGGTAAAACCTAAAAAATTAGGAACAATAAGGGTATGGGGTGTTAATTATAATGTCTTACGTATTTTAAGTGGTATGGGTGGTTTGGCTTATTCTAATTAAAATATTGTATTTATATTATTTGTTTAATAACTAAATCGTTAAACATATATTCTAAATTATCTGGAAGATCTTTAAAGTATTTAATAAAGTTCATATAGAATTGAATAGGTTCAATACCTTTTGTATAATACAATATGATATGATATACTATAAACATTGATAATCCAAATGAAAGATCTGTTGTATTAAATTCATGCTTTAATGTTAAAATTGGTAAAACTTTAACTAAAATAATTGCAAAAACAATAAAGAATAATATTTTTTTTGTTGATATGTTAAGATAAATCATATAACATAACATCCAACATACAAATGACAAAATTAAATAAAATATAATAACAGGATTAAAAGGTATAATAGCTAAAATATATAAAAAATACCATAATAAAACATAAAATGAAAAATATTCTGTAATTTTAAACATTATTTTTTATCTTAACTAAGAATAAAATGGGTGGAGGTCTTCTTCAACTTGTAGCTTATGGTGCCCAAGATGTCTATCTTACCGGCAACCCTCAGATCACTTTCTTCAAAGTAGTTTATCGTCGTCATACCAACTTCTCTATTGAGTCTATACAACAAACCTTTAACGGAAATGCTACCTTAGGTCAGCGTGTAACTTGCCAAATCTCCCGTAATGGTGATTTAGTTCATAAGTTATACTTACAAGCTACTGTAGAAAAAACAGCTTCTACAGCCTATAATAACATTGGACATTGGTTAGTCAAACAAGTAGAAGTTGAAATTGGTGGTCAAATGATTGATCGTCAATATGGTGAATGGATGTATATTTGGAATGAACTTACACTTCCTAAAGGCAAAGAAGCTGGTTTTGGAGAAATGATTAAAACATTTGCGAATACTACTGATGATGCATCAGCAAATGTATATGTTCCTCTTGAATTCTGGTTTTGCCGTAATATTGGTTTAGCACTTCCTTTAATTGCTTTACAATATCACGAAGTTAAAATCAATCTTACATTAAATGATGCGGATACCTCTAGTGGAATAACAGGAGTTTCAAATGTAGAATTATGGGCTGACTATATCTTCTTAGATACTGACGAACGTCGTCGTTTTGCTCAATTATCCCACGAATACCTCATTGAACAAGTTCAATTTACTGGTGGTGAATCAATTGACGAAAGTTCTAGTTCTAGTGCAGCTGTAACAACAAAATCGAAACTTTCATTCAATCATCCTGTTAAAGAATTAGTATGGGTTAATAAACCTACTACTGCCATTACATCTGCATTATGGAATGTGTATCAACCAACAACTGATTTCCAACTTCAACTTAACGGTAATGATCGTTTTGCTAAGCGTGATGCCAAATATTTTACACACGTCCAACCTTATCAACATCACGAAAATATTCCCGATGAAAAACATATTCACGTATATTCTTTTGCATTAAAACCAGAAGAACATCAACCATCTGGAACTCTTAATATGTCTCGTATTGATACAGCAACTGCTATTGTTGGAACTAAGGGAAATGGTACTAGTGCTTCACCTGCAGGAACTCTCAATATGTATGCTGTGAATTACAATGTGCTTCGTATTCTTAGTGGAATGGGTGGTCTTGCTTACTCTAACTAAATATATTAACAAATTATTTTTTTTTCTGTATTAATAATAAATACAAAATGGGTGGAGGTCTTCTTCAACTTGTAGCTTATGGTGCCCAAGATGTCTATCTTACTGGCAACCCTCAGATCACTTTCTTCAAAGTAGTTTATCGTCGTCATACTAACTTCTCTATTGAGTCTATACAACAAACCTTTAACGGAAATGCTCAAGCAGACAAACGTGTAACCTGTCAAATATCTCGTAATGGTGATTTAGTTCATAAACTATATGTAGTTTTTGATACAGTAGAACCTACTAAAACAGATGCTCGTAAATGCATTAAAAAAGTAGAAGTAGAAATTGGTGGTCAATTAATTGATCGTCAATATGGCGATTGGATGGAAATTTGGAATGAACTTACTTTACCAAAAGGAAAGGAAACAGGATACGGTCAAATGATTAATGGAACTCTTGTATCTGGTGATAGTAAAGCATATGTTCCTCTTGAATTCTGGTTCTGCCGTAATATTGGTTTAGCATTACCGCTAATTGCTTTACAATATCACGAAGTTAAAATAAATATTGAATTTAGTAGCACAGAGTTTGGAGATGCCACTCTATGGGCTGATTACATCTTCTTAGATACTGACGAACGTCGTCGTTTTGCTCAATTATCTCACGAATACCTAATTGAGCAAGTGCAATTCACTGGTGGTGAAAGTTTAAGTGATACTGATAATTCT